GGGAGAAAAAGTTGTTGAGGTCAGCATCATCAGTGTCGACTGTTCTATGTACACTATCCAATTGATTGTCTATTGAATAAGTCCACTGCTGATTTTGATCTGAAAAACCTACAACTGGGTGTTGAGTCTCATTGGACTCTGAATTTACGATTATATTCATTTTTGAAGTAGTCTATTTATTTAAACCGATCAACTCTCTGACTAAAGAGTGTCGGGTGTGTACTTACATTGGGTTGACGAAACCCTCCCCTAAATAGGAGTATCACATGAGAGCGATGTCTATATACATGAAAGCCTCTATTTCTACAAATAGTATACAAAATTATGGAAACATGGTAAACCAGATATGTACAGGAGTATTTTACTTTATGTGCGAACTCCGATCGCACAGTGAGATTGTTAACGACTCTCTATGTCGAATTTAGTCTAGTTGCTGTATTACAAACACAGCAACGACTAGAAACCACATGTTCACTGTAGGCCAAATGAATGTCCACATGAAACTTTTAACTCCAAAGAGACAAAGCACCATACAAAACATTATTTGGTGCGACCAACCCCAACTTGTGAAGCTGAATCGCAAACGCCGACAAACAATGAGATAGTTGAAGTAAAGGACAAAAGGGAATCCAATTAGATTGAAAGCTAATGGATATTCCCAATCCAAATGAGAATCATACCGATAATTGCAGGGAGCATACATATCTTCTGCAATGGGCAACATCTCACTTCCACAACTGTGCTCTTCGAGAGGAAAGTAATCCAAATCATAGGGCAATTCTCCATGATCGGAATTTGTCTCAGCATTGAGTAAATCAGGTAGTGGTTCTTGCAGATATCGATGTCGCCATCTGTAAACTTGATCATCAAATGGTTCATAGATCATAGTTGACATGTGGTGAACTCCCGACATTTCTGCGACTTTCCTCATTTCTGTCTGTCTTTTTGTATAGACATCTCGACCATGGAAAAACCATTCACGCATTGCACCATCGATGCATTGCACGGCAAGTTCCTGTTTGGTCAAAGCCTTAGACTTGACATTTGAGTGAAGACTTTTGAAAATCGATTCCTCATCCAAAGCGCCAACATGTTGGCCCAACTCTGGAATGTAGGTGTTTCGCCTTTTCAGGAAGTCAGCATCCTCATCACGCATATAGGGTGTAGGCGTGGAAGATTTGTCTGGCATCGTGAATTTCATATCATGTGCTTCAAAGAATTTAGCAACTGTGATATGATTGAAATCATCGTGTCCTTCTTTGACGGAACTTTTTGCATCATCTCCATAAGTTCCAAGAGCACACACAGTACGAAAATCCTCTATTTTGCCCATACCAAAAAAGGCACAACGGAACAAAATTGAATTTCCGAGACTGTTGATGTAGACAGTCAAGTTCTGACCTGAAGGATTTGTACCAACAAATTGCAACAAATCACCATTGAAGGCGACAGTCGGATAGCAAATGTCAGTTGCAATACCCCTCATAATAGTCAGATCTTCTTCGGAATATCCGCAAGCTTTGGCAATAGTGATAAACACTTTAAATGCTGCCATAGTAATTTGTGCGGGCATCCGGAGATCGTACTTGCTATAATCGCCAGCAAGAATACGATCTGCTCCAAATTGCTTGATATGCGCTTGAAACTCCTCCCAATCGGGTCCCATACAGTTAAGGCCAACGGCACATTCTGTTAGGGACGGGTAAAGAGAAATGACTCGCGCAATAGGTAGGAAGTACTTTCGTACTCCAATCTGCAAGACAATTGGAGCCGCTTGAAAAACTCGGACCTTGTCCTTGTCAAGCGGTGTGGGTTCATCTTTGAGGCATGATTTGAACACAGGGTGATAGCGTTCATTCTTTGACCAACAAAGTTCAGCCCGAGCATATTCATCCCAAAACTTTTCATCCAACTCCGCAGGGCAATTGAATCCTTCATAATCAGCAGGATCCAAATAAGTAAGCCATTTGGATTTGGGACCAGTTTCAGGGTGACCAACAGCAGTGTTTGGTGGC